AGTTTTAGACAATGGTCGTCGACCTTTGACAAAGAAACAAATGCTTTTAGTTGATACACTCGTAGCAGAGGGTTGTAGTATAGCAAAAGCCAGTCAAGAAGCTGGCTATGCTAGTGGTGAGTCTGGAAGAGTCACGGCTAGCAAAGCTTTGCGACTGTCGCACGTGCAAGAGTATATGATGAAGAGGATAACAGAGAGTTTGGGCGTTAATGCTACGCTTGCTAGCGCAAAGCTTGTGAAACTAGCCAGTGGTGCTAAGAGTGAGTATGTACAACTAGAAGCAAGTAAAGATATCCTTGATCGAGCTGGATTCAAAGCACCAGATAAACATATGCACCTACATGCTGGTGAGATTAAAGTTCAGATCGATCTCTCTTAGTAGGTAGGGGGGTTAAAAAACGTTGTACTGTTACTGTTACTCCTCTCTCACTCGCATTTATTTCACGAAGGTTCGGTTTGTGCGTTGCTTACTATAATTTTTTTCCTTTATAAGCTAGAGTATGAAAGATAATACTAAAGTATTTTTAACAGCTATATCAAATGCATTTCTCCCTGAGTTTATGGACAATGATGAACTCAAGATGAGTACATTAAGCCAGGACACCCAAGATGCACTTCAATCATTTCTTGATGATCAAATGGGCGACGTCGACGAGGGAACATACAAGCAGTTTACATACGAGCATATAAATAAATTTTTTCAAACTAAGTCTATCTTTGAAGATAATAAAGAAGGTCCATCTAAACAACTCAAGACTATACTTGGTGGCTTTGGTGTAAGACGGACAGCAGATGGTTATAATGTTATAGACACCTATGACTTTCATCCAAGAAAGAAGTTTGTAAACACAGATGATGGTGTACTGACAGAAGATTCAAAGAAAGTAAATGTTGGCTACACAGATGTTGCATTACAGTTAGCATATAATTTATTTACTGGCACTGGTGAGGGTGGGAGATTGTATGAACCAGCAAGGATGCTTGGTGGTATTCTACTTCCTGAGAATGAAGATAGAAGTCCTTTAGACCCAACGACAAGTAATAGTTTAGCTATTGATTGGAATATAGGTGAAGGACAATCTGTAAAACAATCTAAACTTACAAACTCAGTTATAGCTGGCTTACCTTCAAAGCCAAAGAGTACATCAACAAGAAATAGGGAGAACTAATATGCCACCAAGAGGTGTTTATAAAGCAAGGCAACAAGAGAGTCGTAGTAGACCAAGCAGACCAGCACAAGAATCTAGGTCAGATCAAAGAGAACAAGAACGACAAGAGAAAGAAAATGCCAGGAAAGCACTAGCTCAATCTAAAGAAAGAGCAAGAGTTGCTTTAAGAAAAAGTCAACTGCAAGCATTGGCATCTGCTAAAGCAAAGAAAGCAAAGGCAACATCTCCAAAAAGAAACCCAGCAGATAATCAGAAACAGATTCAAACAGTTCCTTCAAAAATAAAAACAAGAGCTAGTCAAATAAATAATGCTGTTAAGACGACGACTCAATCTAAGATGTCACCTCCACTTTCAAAGCCAAAGAGTCCAACTAAGTTTACAATCAAAGGTGGCACAATAAAGGGTGGCACTATTTATAAAGACCCAATCACTGGTTCTACACTAGCTGGTCGTGACACAAGAATGAAAGCTATAACTGATCCATCATCTGTAAGAGTACAAAGCTCAAGAGATGCAAGAACTGCTGGACCAAAAGGGTTTACTCGTAAAGGTTCTTTGATTAATATGACACCTGATACTGCTGGACCAAAAGGTTTTACTCGTAAAGGTTTAACTTCTTTTCAAGAAAAGCAAGCTGGTATTGTTAATAATATGAGCAACCCACAAGAAACAAAACTAGACCTTGTAACTAAAGAACCAGTACAAAACACTTTACTTACTGAGCTTTCTAAGAGAAGAAAGAAAAGACAAGGTAGTGGATTTACTGGAATAATGTCACAGATAAGAACACTGCTGGGATAATTGTGGACCCACTTACTGCTCTGGCGACGGCAAGTACTGCTTTCAATGTTATAAAAAAAGGATTTCAAGCGTCGAGAGATGTGGAATCTATGTATAGCGATATCGGAAGATGGATGGGTGCTGTCTCTGATATCAACCAAGCAGAGAAGATGTCAAAGAATCCACCTCTGTTTAAGAAATTATTTGCTGGATCAAGTGTTGAACAAGAAGCAATGGATGCTTTCGCTGCAAAAAAAAAAGCAGAAGCAATGGAAGATGAGCTACGCAGTTGGATAAATATGGTTCACGGTCCTAATGCTTGGGCTGATCTATTAAAGATGCAATCTAAAATTAGAAAACAAAGACAAGAACAGATGTATGCTCAAGCAGAATTTAGAACTAGAGTTATAAATATTGTTGGTATTTTTTTGCTTTGTACGATACTAGGTGGTTTAATAATGTATATAGGATATTTATTTTATTTAAAAAGAACTGGAGAACTATGAGTTTCTTACACATTTTAAAGCCTGAAGAAAGAAGATTACTAAGAACTATTGTAAAGAAAGTACACCTACAGTATGTTCCTAATGAACATAAGTCTGATAGAGAAGCTGATAAATTGATAGCAACAATAGGTCCAGCTACAGTTGAACAACTACTCAAAGCTGGTAAAGATAACAACATTGACAACATTTAAATATAAACCTGACGGCAGAGTATTAAAGGAGTTTATGAGAGATGACTCATTCTTTAGAGGACTGCGTGGTCCAGTTGGTAGTGGAAAGTCGGTGGCGTGTTGTGTCGAGGTCTTTAGAAGAGCGTTGGCACAAAAGAAAAATGACAAAGGTATTCGTCGTTCGAGATGGGCGATTATTAGAAATACCAATCCCCAGCTTAGAACCACAACAATCAAGACCTGGCTAGACTGGTTTCCTGAAAACACTTGGGGAAAGTTTAGATGGGAAGTTCCATACACTCATCTTATAAGCAAAGGAGACATGGAGCTTGAAGTTATATTCCTAGCACTTGATAGACCTGAAGATGTAAAGAAACTATTGTCACTTGAACTTACTGGCATTTGGGTAAACGAAGCAAGGGAAATACCCAAGTCAATAATAGATGCATGTACAATGAGAGTTGGAAGATTTCCTTCAATGCGTGAAGGTGGTCCAAGCTGGAGTGGTATAATCTGTGATACTAACGCACCTGAAGAAGATCATTGGTGGCCGATAATGTCTGGTGAAGTTCCAGTACCTGATCATATTCCTAAAGAAGAAATCAAGATGCTTGTCAAACCTGATAACTGGTTTTTCTATACTCAGCCATCAGGTATGCTGGAAAAAAAGAATGAAGATGGCGACGTCGAAAATTATATATTTAATGATAAAGCTGAGAACAGAAAGAATCTTTTAGGTACTTACTATGAGAATACTGTTAAAGGTAAAACTAAATCTTGGATTGATGTTTATGTAATGAATAAACTAGGATCAATCGTAGATGGTAAACCTATATATCCTATGTTTGTAGGAGAAACTCATACATCAAAAGAAGAAATACCAGTAGCAGATGGTCAACCAGTTTACATAGGATTAGACTTTGGACTAACCCCAGCTGGAGTTTTTGCACAAAAGGTAAGAGGTCGTTGGTTAATACAATCAGAGATTGTAGCTTTTGATATGGGTATTGTAAGGTTCTCTGAATTACTTAGACAAGAGATTGCAACTAAATATGTAAACTGTGAAGCATTAATATATGGTGATCCAAGTGGTGACTTCAGGGCGCAAACAGATGAAAGCACACCATTTCAAATACTTAGAGGTGCTGGACTAAGAGCAATACCAGCACCATCTAATGATGTATCTCTTAGAATAGAGTCTGTTAATAAATCATTAATGAAAATGGTAGAAGGTATTCCAGGATTTTTAGTTGACTATCGTTGTCGTCAAATCATTAAAGGCTTTGAAGGTGGATATCAGTATAGAAGATTACAAGTATCAGGAGAAAGATTCGCAGACAAACCTGATAAGAATATGTATTCTCATATTCACGATGCACTACAATACTTAATGCTTGGTGCTGGAGAAGGTAGATCAATCATTGGAAACAATAAACCATTGCGATCCTTTAATGCTAAACCTGAATTTGATGTATTT